TAGTATAATCGATTGTACGCTTTCTTCTACATCACATTATGGCGATAATATTCCTATATATACCTTCACGATTAAGGAAGATATTGTGGCAGATTCTATTACTATCCCTCCGCCTACAGGAGGTGCAACTGTAGTTTTGAATATACTTCCTAATGAAAATTCGAATAAACTGACAGTCACTGCTATAGAAGATGGTAATAGATTAATAACTACCTACCCTGATAATAGTTTACATCTTGGAGAACGTTTCAAAGTAGAGGTTAAACCTGAATTTTCTGAATGGTGGAAAGTTAAAGATGTCTTCAATGGATCAAAAGTTAGTGATGGAATTTGGAAAGTTGCGGGCGATCCATGCAATATTATATTAAATAAACTTTTTCATCTTACTGTATATACAGCAGGTGGTAATGATCCCAACGAAATTACTTTCTATAAGACCAAAGAAGGGTTAGACGAAGATATAATAAACGATATTAGTCTAATAAAGTTTTCGATACATGATCGCATTCATTTCAGATTATGTAAGTGGGTAGAAGTAGATACCGATAATTCTAATTTAATAACTCATGTTAACGAAGAAAATGGAGTTCTTACATATTTTGTTGACGGCGAAGGATGTACGCTTCGCACTAAGCTAAAAGCCAATGTTTACATGCTGTCTATAAATAATGCTGCTGATGGAGTAGGTCATGTTTACAGAGAGAATGGAACTACACTTATAGACAACCACTACTATGTAGAAAAAGATGAAATCGTTGTAGTCAAAGTAGAAGATCCGAAGATCGTTCCTGATGTAACCCAGTTAGAGCTCGTTTCTCATGAGAATAATACGTATAAGTTTAAAGTTCTCTCGGGTGCTGAACATCCATCTATTTCGTTAAATGACCACACCCCAGTCCTTATAGATTCTAATCATCCAGATTGGATCACTGTTAGAAAAGATGACTCTACGGGACCGGTATTGACTCTTCCAGATAATACTACATTCTGTAAATATATGAGTGTGCAGATGAGTATTGAGTTAAAAGACGAATTTGATCCTCGTTGTTATGAGATATCAGCAACTGGTGTGATTGAATATGGACCTGGTCAATATAGAGAAAAAGAATCTCCTATAGAAGAGGATGTACATATTACCGTTACTCTGACCAAAGGTGTATTACATATCTTGAAGTCATCTCCATCTTCTACTGAAGAAGAATTTGATCTTGTTGATCCAGACGATGCATTGCATGTATATGATGCAGAAGATGCTTATCCTATTGGAACAAAAATGAAATTTGTTCCGAAAAATCCTAAATATAAAGTAGACTTAGATAGATGCAAAGATGTTTCTTATGACTCTGGTATATTTACTATAACCGGACCATCTCCGACAGTTGCTTCTAAATTAGAAACAAATGTAATCATTAATATTCCTACTCCGAACGATCTTGTCTATGAAGTATTAAAAGACGATGGATCTGTGATTTCCAATGGTGCTATTCTTAAAGCAGGAGATCCATTTAAAGTTAAACTAAAAAAGAAGTTCTTTAAATATGAAGCTAATAGTATTACAGATTGTACTTTGACTAATACTGAAGAGCAAACAGATACTCATCTTCCGATATATACATTTAAGATTAATTCTGATATTACAGCAACCTCTGTTACTGTTCCATATCCTACAGAAACAAATAAAGTTAAGTTGGATGTAGAACACGCTGATCAGATACATGTATTGGCTGTAGAAGATGGTAATAGAACTATATCGGTCTTCCCAGATCAGAGTATTCATGTTGGTGAAAAGATTAAAGCAATATTCAAGTCAACAGAATTGCAAGAACTCTGGGAGATTAAATCTATAACCAATGCAACACAAGATGGAGAAAATTGGGTATTGACTGGTCCGGAATGCAAAATTATAACGGAAAAGAAGAAAGCTCATATTACCGTTAATGCTACCTGTGGAATTGATGATGGAGAAATTACTTTATATAAATCAACAACTCCCGGAGATCCTCCAATTGATCTTGACACTAATCCAGAATTTGAATTGGGTGCTAAAATCTACGTTAAATTCCATAAGTATGTAAAATTAGACGATGATCAATCTTCTGGTATTGAATCAGATGGGTCAGAGGGCGATTTTGCTATATATAAACTGATAAATCAAAATGCTGTATTCACAACAACACTTAAAGATGATGTATTTGAAATACAAATTACTATCAAAACTCCTGGTAGTGCTGAAGTATTCAGAGAAAATGAGACAGATACATTAGAAAGTTCGGATTATATAGCAAAAGACGAAATTGTTGTTGTTAAAGTTATTGATTCAAAATTCGTTCCCACTATTGATGGTTTAACTCAAATTTCTCATGCAGGAAATAAATATAAATATAAAGTAACTGATGATGGTAATCTCTCTATATTAATAGAAGATCACACTCCAATTACGATTACATCTAACCATCCTGAATACCTTAAAGTAATGGATGAATATGGAATAGCAGAATTAACTCTTCCAGATAGTACTACATATAATTTTAGTAGTTTGAGCCACTCTATTCGTGTATCCCTAAAAGATGGGTTAGATCCTTCATTATACTCGTTTACTGTAACAGGAGCTACAGATACTGGATTCGATCATATTTATAAATTTAATGATCCGCTTCCGACAACAGTTATGATTAATGTAACAGTTGCCAAAGGAACTTTAACCGTAACTACTAATGAATCTGCAGATGAAGTTAAAGTCACTAATGTAGCTGGCGATACTGAATATCATACTGGCGATGAATTGGAAATAGGCACTCAAATTAAGATTCTTCCTAAATCAGGATTCATAGTTGATTCGACTAAGATTACTGATATCGAAGTTGTAGATGCTAGCCAGTCTATTTATAAGATCACTGGACGTAATCCTAAAGTAGAATGTAAACGAGACAACAAAGTTATCATTCATATTCCTGATGAAACCCACGTTCAAGTAACTAAGGTTCCGGAAAATATTCAGATTCATAATAACGATAATACGTTAAGCATTGATAGTCAGATTAAAATTGTTGCTCTTCCTAAATGGGAATACAGACTTAAACCTGTAATAGGTGCTACTGTAGTAGATGCAGATAATGGTATCTATAAAATTACAGCTGCAAATGTTACAATTGAAGCTGAACCCATACCATTTATTACTATCAACAACAATAATCAGGATATTGTAGCCGTTTATACTAAGCCAGGAAATGGTGGACGTATTACAACATTCCCATGCTCTGATAAGATTCATCAGAATCAGGATATCTATGTTAAGTATGTAAATGAAGCTACTCAGAAACCTATATACGATATTTCTGTAGTAGGCGCAACAGCTAATACAGAAGAGTACAGCTATAAAGCAGGAGTGGTTGATATTACAGTATCTGCTTCTCGAAAAGTATTAAGTGCTACTATTCATATTAATCATGCAGATCATGTAACAGTTAAAGCTGTTGATGATGGAAGAGAACTTCATGATGGAGATACGTCTGTAAGTACAACACAATTCATCACCATTGTTCCAAAGGCGTACTGGCATATAAAACCTGCGTTATTGCGCGGATTAGAAGCTACATCCGAAGCAAATAAGTTCATGGTCATTGAACGTGATGTGTTCATTGATGTAGAAGAAGAACCTTTGGTTACTATTGATTCTCCGAAATCATATTTATTTAATATCAATCCGGATGGCGGTCCTATAATCAATACATTCCCAAATTCTACAACTCTTCATATGAATGAAGGTTTCTATATTGCGTTTAAGACTCCATCGCTTAAGCCTAAATATGATCTTCAAGTTACTGGGGCTACACTTATGGGCGAAACAGTTTCTGGAATTAAGTATAAAGTAACAGATTCTAATGTCATTGTTGATGCTTCATTGAAACCATTGCCTGTTACTGTACGTATTCCCGATGAAACTCATGTTACTGTAACCAAAGAGTCAAATGGTGATGCTGTTCATGATGGTGATCATAGTTTATTCGTTAATGATAAGATCAATATTGTTATCGATCGAGGCTATAAATTTAAATTACCATTATATGGATTAACTGCTGAATCAGGTACTTTATATAAGATCATTGGTGAGGAAGTTATAATAAAAGTAGAAGCTATTCCATTTGCTACTATTGATAATCAGACTCAAGCAATTCTTAAAGTATCTACAACAGATGTACCACCTGTAGAACTCACTACATTCCCGAATAATAATACAATTCATGAAGGTGATGAATTTACAGTAGAATTTAAAGATCCTGCTAATATTCCTAAGTATACGTTATCCGTAACAGGAGCTGATTTGGTTTCTGGGACGAAGTATAAAGCAACCACAACAAACGTTGTTATTAAAGCAGAACGTATCATTTCAACAGCTACATTTATTCTGACTGGTAAGACAACAGTCGTACAGACCTTCAAAGAAGGTAATCCTCTGAATCATGGTGATCATATCCAGATGTATGAAATCTTTGAAGTTCGTAAGAAAAATACATTCTGTACAATAACTGTAACAGGAGCAGATCTTGTACCAGCTCATCCTGGAACAACAGAATTAATCTCGTTCTATAAAGTACAGGAAGATGTAACACAGGTTGTTGTACATACAGAAGAAGCTCCGTATGCTACTATCAATAATGTATCTACAGATCTTCTTAGTATTAGAACTATAGCAGTTCCTCCAGTAGAAATTACTGTATTCCCAGATAATACATCTGTTCATGTAAATGAAGAATTCACTATAAAATTTAAGAATGCAGCAGATGCTCCGAAGTATAATGTTATTCTTTCGGGAGCTGAATTCATTTCTGGAACGAAGTATAAAGCGACATCAACGAATGTAACTATTAGAGCTGAACTTAAACCTATTCCAGCAACACTTCATGTTGTCGGAGGAGATGCTAACGTAGATATTATAGCAGTCAATGATGGAAGAGTTCTTCATGATGGAGATACTTCTCTGGTTGTTAATGATCAGATTAAGATTGTTCCTAAATATGGGTATAAGCTGAAAGATGGTCATATTACCGGAGGAGAAGAATTAGATGCGGTAAATCATATCTATAAGATTACTGAAGCATCTGTAACTGTTGAAGTAGAAGCTATTCCATTTGCTACTATTGATAATCAATCGCCAACAATTCTATTTGTTAAGACAATAGTTGGTTCATCTGTAGAATTGTCTACGTTCCCGAACTCTGATACCATTCACGTGGATGAAGAGTTTGCTGTTGGATTTAAATTGGCTTCTAACAAAGATAAGTACGATTTAATAATCACAGGAGCTACTCAGATAGCTGGTAATATTTATAAAGCCACTACAAATAATATTGTAGTTAAAGCTGAATCTAAATTCCCACCAGCTGCTATTCATATTATAGATGGAGATCATGTAGACGTTGCTGATGCTATGTCTGGCAGAGTAATTCTGGATAATGATACATCTCTCTTTGTTGGAGATAAAATTACAGTCATTCCGAAATCTGGATATCGTCTAAAACAGAAAGTAGGACTTGAACTATTAAGTAAACCTTCTAAGTTATACAAGATTGCGAATGCAAGCATAACTATAGAAGTGGAAGAGATTCCAACTCCTCCAGCTCCACCTCCAGGATCGACGCATAATACTATTCTTTGGTATTTGAAATCGTTATTCTATGGTGGAGTATAATAAGAAAAATAAATGGTAAATCAGTCTGAGCTATTGAGTATAATCTTAATAGCTCAGAATTTATTTTAATTCAGAAAGGAATAAAATACGATGGCTGATAAAGTTACGTTTGTCTTTGACCCTGCATTAGTAGAACTCAAAAAGGGATCTACGCCAATTACTCCTGGTTTGTCTACTGTAGTAGAAGTAGGAGATATAATTAAAATTGAACCGATTGTTGGATATACGCTTAAGAATATCACTGGCGCATCAGCGGTTAGTGGTGGATATAAATGTAATGCCAAAACAGTTACTATCGAAGTAGTAGGACCTCATGCTGTTATTAATTATCCAACCGATAAGATTATTGTTACTCCGGCATCAGCACATGTATTAGAATTTATTTCTATTACTGCTAAGCCAGGATTTGAAATTGATCAGGTTACTGGGGCAACATTTGATTCTGGAAAGAACAAGTATAAAATTAATTCTACTCCAGTAAATATCACAGCTAAGGCCGGAACTCCTCCACCTCCGCCGCCGGATCAGATGGTTGTTAAATCTCCGCAGTTCTGGCATCATGTAAAAAATATTAATAATATGAATTAATACTTGTATGTGGAGAATGCTGAGATGAAGTGTTTTTATATAGAAGCACGTAATGAACAAAACGAATATGTATGGATTAAATTTGTCTTCAAAAAGTATAATGATTTATATTTGAGTGATATTATTCGATCAATCAATCAATATCTGATCAATACGTTTCCTTCTAATATATTCTTTACGTATCCTAATATCTTATTTGTAGAAGAGAATCCAACTCTATATAGAAACTATTCTAAAGAATCTAATATACGATTTATTTCTACAGAAGATCATGATGCTGTATATACCTTAACATTCTCCACATATCAATCTTTAAAGGAAGCTCTTTATAATTTGATTTTGGAGGTGAAATAAGTTTGTATCAGGTAGTAAGTTTAGAAGAAGCGAAATCATTGATTTCTGATGCTTATGATTATCTTTGGGATAATGCCAGAGCCTATGGAAGAGATGTTAAGATTTATCTTCATTGGACAGCTGGTGGATATGATGCTACATTTGATGATTACCATTTCTGTATTTTAGGAGATGGTACTATTGTCTATACTGGAGATTTGTTCTCTCCTGTATCTTCTACATATAGAAGAAATTCTGGATCATTGTCTATCTCTCTTTGTGCAGCATATGATGCTGTATGTTATGAAGATGGTACCTATGATCTGGGGCCATGTCCTCCTACAGAAGCACAGATTGAATCGATGTCTATGTTGATTGCTGAAGCAGCCCATGCTTTAGACTTAACTATAGATAAGAACAGAGTTATGACTCATGGTGAAGCAGCAAACAATGAAGATGATATTGATCCTCATGAACCATATGCTGTATGGTCTGATCCACAACCTGCTGATGGAATTACAAGATGGGATCTTGCTGTTCTTCAGGATGGTGACGCTTGGCGTAGTGGTGGAGACACCTTACGAGGAAATGCTATATTCTACAGTAACCAGTAAAACTTCAAATAAGCTTCTCTATCGGGATATCCCGATAGAGAATGCCTTATAAAACATTATAATAAATTCTTAAAAAGGAGGTTAAGCTAACGTGAAGAGTGTTTATATGAGTGCATACGATATAAACAGCTATGTAGCAGATGATGATGTGTTATCCAGAGACAGACTTAAGTTTGATTCTGATAAACCATTCTTTCTGATTTGTAATATACCCATCAAAGACAAGACTATGTTTGAGTTCACTGTGCAGGATTATTATCCTATAGCCGATTTTAGGCATATTCCTCTTTATGTAGGTGTAAGCAAACAGATCTCTACAGGAATATTAGCTGGAACTTTCTCAGTTGGGTCAATTTATTATGATATATCGAATCCGAAGTACGACATCATGTCTAATCATGATGGAGCTCCTGTAGAATATCATCAGTATATAGATGGAAGTTATACAGATGCTGATGGACAAGAAAAAGTAGGCTGTAGAAAACCTGGCATTATGGATACGATTGGTGTAGGGGTAAATCTGAAAACCAATACGATTACATTCTTTGTCAATTATACTACAGACTCAGAAAAGCCTGCTTATAATAAGCCATTTTATTCGTTCCATCCTCCGTTTGATATGAAAACAGAAACCGGATTGCGGTTCTGTATATGGAGCGATATTTATTACAAACAAATTACAGACGATAATAACTTCAGATCTGGAATAGAATTCATAGAGAGTAGAAAGCATATCAAAGGATATTGCAACTTTGGAGAGACAGGATTAAAACATCCTGTTCCTGGGTATACATCTTTATATTCTGCCTATTATGCTAAGTATGCTACCCATGAAATGGATCCTGTAGAAATAGGTACAACAGATGAACCGTGTACGGTAACGATAACTGGAGATAATTTTGAATTATTATCTAAAGATATAGATGCTGATGTACATGTAGAAAATGAGTTAGATCCTATTGCCAAGAATATTTCTTTGGTGTCTGATTCTACTACAGTAGATATCATCAATAAGACATTATATAAGATGCCTGCTTCTGAGGGTATTGTAGCCACTACAGATTATGGAGATACAAATTCTCATTTAGTAGGATCTAATATCTATATCAATTATCCTATTCCTAAGACAGAAAAGATTTATTTTGAATATACAGTCAAAGAATCTCAATTAAAACCAAAGACAGTAGGTATTCCGATGTCTATGGGTATTACTTCTATACCCAGAGATCCTGCTGTAACTCCGACATATATGAATGCGATTAATCCTGGAACGATTATGACAGAATCTATACGAATGAATTTATATAGAGGAACTCCATTTATTCAAACTGGATTATTAGATTCTGCTGGATATTTCCAGTATCATATTATTAATGATGGCTTACAGAATTCTAATGCTAATAATTTATTTGTATTAGAAGACATAGAAACTTCTGTATCTCCCGAACAGGGAAGTGTTATTGGAGTATGCTTAGACTTAGCCAATAATACAATGAAAGTTATTATCGATGGAATAGACTTTACTAAATTAAAATTTCCTACAAAATCTACTCCCAGAAATCCATTTACAGTTGATGTAAATAAATCAATAGATGGTAGAACAGAATATGCATATTTCTTTATTCATGATGAAGGAGCATTTACTGGTAGAGCTGCTGGTAAATTTAACTTTGGAGAAACAACGTTTAGCTTTAAGCCTCCTAAAGGATATACTACGTTATGGGACTTTTATAATGTAGATAAGAGACGTCTATATTGTAAAGACTGGGATGCAGAAGTTCTTATTAAATCAGAAAAGATGGTTAGCTCTTACTTATTTGCCGATCTCAGAATTAATACAATGCTGAAGATTCCAGAAGGTATGAATAGACTGATTGATTCTGATAATATCATTGAAGATAAGTTTCCTCATTATTATGACATCAATACAGACTTTATTCCTCGGATGTTAGATACAATTTCTAGAGATTACAATGGATATATTCCAGAGCATAAAGAGAATTCTATTGCTTCTAGATTTGAAGGAGTTAAGAAGTATAGAATTAATATTGCTAAATATAGTAATCAAAAGATTATTGTCTATATGAATGGAAAATCATACGAAGATTCTTTTGATGCTCCAGAAAACGCATTAATAAAAGTTAGAGTAGTTACAAAGCCAGGATTGACATATGCACATTTCCCTGGAACTCCGAATATATCTAAAGCGATTGTTGGATCTGTTTTATATATTACCGCTACTCCTGCAACCTATGCAGAATATACTGTCAATATTGCTCATTCTGATACCCAGAAGATTATGGTTCATCATTATAAAGCCAATGGAATTGTTGAAGATCATGAAGATTCATTTATCGTTACATCCAGATATCCGCACATTAAAGCAGAGATTACAGAAGTTAAACCTGGATTTAATAAGGGTACTTTGAATATTACAGAAATAGATGTATCTCATGATATTATTATCTATGCTTCATTGAATGAAACTGTACGATATAAAGTTACTGTACTTCCTACAGTACATCAATATATCAAAGTAGTTACAGAAGGTATTACCAGAACAAATAAAGATGGTAAGATTGAATTTACTGTTGGATATAAGAGATCTCTGAAAGTGTTGTTAATAGGAGATCTTGGATATATTCCTGGTAAACTGTACTATACTGGAGCAGATGGAGTTAAACATTCTATCGTTGGTAATGCAATTACAGAACTTAACGAAAATATTACAATCGATGCAGGAGCCGCTTCTGCTGATATTTGTACCGTAGAGATGCCTCAAGTAGAAGGAGCAATATCTACGTTGTATGGATATGATGTTAAGATTTCTCCTACTAAGTATCAGACAATGAGAAATAAAGAATTGACTGTTTCTATAGATCCTAAACCAGGATATTATTTAGATTATATCACGATTGAAACGAAGTAAAAGGAGATTTAATAATGGCTATGAAAAAAAAGAAAGCATTATTAAAAACCAGATTAAAAGACAATACGGTTGCTGGAATACATCCGGAAACAGAAACTTCTCAAGTGGTAGATTTAGCAGATAAGTATTATAATAAATCAGAAGTAGATACCAGATTAAATGGTAAAATGAATACGATTGGTATAGACAGTACCCCTACAGATGGATCAAATAACTTGATTACATCTGATGGAGTATATGACGCATTGACCAATTGTGTTAAACAGTCTGAACTGACTTCTGTTTTAACTCCTTATGCTATGAGCTCTTCTGTTACATCTGCATTGGCTTTGAAACAGGATATATTAACCTTTGATAGTCTTCCTACAGAGAATTCATTGCATCCTGTTACATCTGGTGGAGTATATAATGCAATTAAGACTAAAGCAGATAAATCTGAATTGACCAATCTGGTAACAACAACCACATTATCTACAGCAGTACAGAACAAACAGGATAAATTAACTTTTGATAATACTCCCACAGAGAATTCTGACAATCCTGTAAAGTCTAAAGGTATCTTTAATACATTTAAAGATTATGCTAAGAAGACGGACTTACATACAAAGTTATCTGAATTTACCAACGATGTGGGCTTCTTAACAAGTCATCAAGATATATCTGGTAAACAGGACGTATTGACTTTTGATGAAGTTCCTACTGATTTATCAAATAATCCTGTTAAGTCTAAAGGTATTTTTAATGAATTTAAGAAATATGTTAAGCCAGCAGATGTGGATGCTAAATTGGCAGAATATGCTAAGACTACAGAAGTAAATAATAAGCTGACTCTGAAACAAGACAAATTAACATATGATGAAGCTCCTACAGCCGCTTCTGATAATCCTGTAAAATCTAAAGGAATTAAGTCTTATGTAGATTCATCAATTACTACAGCTATTAATAATTTAAGCTTATCTGGTGCAATGGATGATGCTCCTAGTGCTACATCAGATAATCCTGTTAAGTCTAAGGGTATTTATAATGCATTACAGGCTAAAGCAGATAAATCTGAATTAAGTGTCTATATGAAAACAGCAGATTTACCAACAGCTATAGCTACTAAACAAGATAAACTAACTTTTGATGAAAATCCAACTAAAGATTCTGGCAATCCTGTATATTCTGGTGGTGTATGGAAAGCTATTGATGATACTAAGAAAGCTATTAATATTTCTAATTATTATAATAAATCAGAAGTAGATAGTAAAATAGCCGCTGTACAGGTTGGAGAATTTAAAGAGATGACTAAATCGGAATTTGAATCTATTTGGAATAGCATTATTAGTTAAAAACAATAAAGGAAGAAGGAATATATTATGGCAGAACAGCATTTTATAGGTGAAGAACGACTTAAAGATTTAATTAGAAATATTGGCAATTTGGCTAATACAAAGCAGAATAAATTGACTTTTGATGAAGCTCCTACAGATAACTCAACAAATCCTGTTACATCCAAAGGCATCAAGAAGTATGTAGATGATACAGTAACCAGTGGTACAGTTGATTTAACTAACTATGCTACAAAGACTTATGTAACAGCTGCTATTTCTGATAAAGCAAATCGTTCTGAGATTTTAACAAAAACATCTCAATTGACAAATGATGCTGGGTTCTTAACTGCTCATCAGGATATCTCTGGTAAACAGGATAAATTAACGTTTGATAACGATCCTACAGATAATTCCGATAATCCTGTAAAGTCTAAAGGCATTAAAAAATATGTGGACGATAAAATTACTGCTATAAATACAAATAAAGCGGATAAGTCTGATATTCCTACCAAAGTATCTCAGTTAACGAATGATAAGAATTATTTGACCACACATCAAGATATATCTGGTAAAC